GATTTTAAACAACAAGGTCAACACAACGACAAACTACCAAGATTGAAAGATTGTGTTATAGAAAGTATTGATGTTAATTATACACCAAATGGTTGGTCAGCTCATGCTGACGGCGCACCAGTTCAAACAAATCTAACCATTCAATTCAAGGAAATATCATTGATTGGTAGGGATGATGTTCAAGCAGGATATTAAAAATGCAATATTTTAATTCTTTACCAAAGGTTGTTTACACAGACAAAAACAACAACAGAACATTATACACAAATTTAATGTCTAGAGCAAGTGTTGTTCCTAGTGTATTGAATAACATTTTATCATTCTATGATTATGACATTCAAGACCAAGACACACCAGAAATTATCGCTCACAAATATTATGGAGACATAAATCGTTTTTGGATTATACTCTATTGCAACCAAATCAATGACCCACTATGGGACTGGCCTTTGAGTTCGGTAAAATTTCAAAAGTATATACTGAACAAATATTCGGGTCAGAATGGTCAACCTTATCCTGACGATATTCACCATTATGAAATTGTTAAATTAAAAAGAAGTTCTGCTGCGCCGAATGAGGTTCAGGAAGAAAAAATAGTTTGTTCACAAGAACAGTATGATGATGCTGCATTTTCAGATTTTCCAACAATTACTATTGGAACCGAAGTGATTAGTTTTGAAATCACAAAGAAAGTTGTTAGTAATTATGAATATGAATATGAATTAAATGAATCAAAAAGAAAAATTAAAATATTGAACAAAGAGTATGCGGCTCAGTTGGAAAAAGAGTTTGTAAATTTGATGAAGAATTAAGATGGCTATATTTGCACAAGATTTCGATTTAGAATCAGTTGATATTATTGCTGATAATGACCAAGCAGTTAAAATAAAATACCTCGTTGTTGAATTAAACTTCTTTGAGGATATATTCTCTTTTGCTTGTTCAGGAAACGTGGTCGTAAGAGATGCTTTGGGTATTATTGAGAAACTTAAATTGGATGGTTCAGAGACTATTCAAATTTCATATGGAAAATCGAAAGACACAACAAAAAATACCAGAAAGTTCAGGTTGTATAAGGTAGGCAATAGAATACCTGCTGGCAATAAAACGTCAGAACACTACACATTGTATTTCACATCTGAGGAAATGTTTCTCTCCGAACAATTAAAATTAAGTAAACCTTTCAAAGGTTTGCCTATTTCGGAAATGATAAGAAAAATAATGATGGATGATAATAATGGTTTGAGAGTTCCTTCATCAAGAATACAAGCAATACAACCAACATACGGCTTGTATGATATGATTGTTCCAAAACTCAAACCATTTGAAGCTGTAAGTTGGTTGTCAAATTATGCTTTACCTGGACAAGGTAAAGGTGCAGATATGATATTCTTTGAAACTAAAGATGGTTTTTATTTCGCATCAATCGCAACACTATTTTCAAATCAACCTGTAGCACAATATAAGTATCAACCATCAGACACAGAAACTTTTAAAGCGGTCGATTTGTTCAATATTCTAAATTACGAATTCGTAAAAACATACGATTCATTGGAAGCAACCAATTCTGGAATGTATGCGAACAGAGTTATCACAATCGATCCTATTTCTAGAACAAAGATTGTAACAGATTTCAACAAGGCATCCTTACCTGGTTACAATCAAACCGGAACAAACTTAAATAGATTCGGTAAATACTCCGAAGAAATGGTTGAAAGTAACCTAAAGTTGGTTTTTGGAAATGCAAGTCAATTAAATGAAGAATATATAAGTCAAAGTCCAGATAGTGTTGCTAAAAATATAAATGCTGAGGTATTCATTCCAAACAGAACCGCACAATTAGCTTTGGCACATTATACTGTAATGAAGGCTATAGTTCCTGGAAACAGTAATCTAACTGTTGGTCAAACATTGGACATACAATTAAATTCGTTTGGTATAGAAGGAACTGGAAAACAATCTTCAATTGAAGAAGATATATATTATTCAGGAAAATATTTAATTACAGCTGTGCGTCACGTAATACAAACGCAAGGTGTATATCAAACAGTTTTGGAATTGGCCAAAGATACTTCTTCTATGGAATTCCCAAGTCAACAATATGCACTTTCATAAGGTGAAAAATGAGTTTTATAGGTAAAGATGGTTTTATATGGTGGGTCGGAGTAAACGAATTCAGAGGTGATCCTTTGGGTTTAGGCCGATGCAAGGTTAGAATTTTTGGATGGCACACAGACAACAAAACAGAATTGCCTACTGAAGATTTGCCTTGGGCTTTACCAATGTATCCAATCAATAACTCAAAAGCATTTTCTGCACCAATGTTGGGTGAATGGATTGTAGGTTTCTTTATGGACGGTGTAGCTGGTCAATCACCTGTTATGATGGGTGTTTTACCTGGAATAGAAAAACCAACAAGTAATACAGTTCAGGAGATATACTAATGGGATATGATTGGTCTCAAGAACCAGCAGAACCAGGAGCAAAAGATTTACCACCGGCCGTTGGTAATGAAAACTTAAAACCACCTCCTGGTGCTGAGAATGACGGCCGTGTAGAAGGCACACCAACTATACCTGCATCCGCAAGAGGCATCGTTGATAAAACAAGTCGTGGAAATAACAATAAAAAATTGACTCACGTGTGTAGTTTTATTGATGAGATGCAAAAGAACATCTATCTCAAAAAGTTTATCAAAGCAACCGCTCAGACAATCAGAGACGGAATTCGTTGGATTCTAAAAACTTTAGGTTTTACTGATAAAACAGGTGTTTTTGCTTATATAACAGCCAAATTGAAAGAGGCTGTTCGTTGGTTGAAACAAGTTCAAAAATTCTTAAAAGATGTAATCAATTTCGAAAGATACGTTTTAGCATTCATCACAAAAATCAGAGCACTAATTACATGGATTCGTTCATTGCCAGCAAGATTCATGGCACTTTTAGCACAATGTCTGACTAAATTTTTAAAATTGGTTGGCAGTGTTTTTACTGATTTCTTTAAAGAACTTACAGCCGGAGAAGATACTGGTTTTGGTGATTTGTTGAAAGAAACTAAAAATTTGTTGAACGAAACTGCAAATACTGTAAAATTGGCAACCACAGCTGCAGCAGGTGCTGTAACAATCGTAGGTATGGCCACCACAGGATTAATGATTCCTGCTTCTGCTGCTGATTTGAAAGCAGCAAATAAAACTATTGCACAATATGAAAAAACTTTACCATCAAATCAAAGTGTTTCAGATTCAGCAAAAATAACTCCAGTAAGTAAATCTACACCTTAATATCATGGAAACATCAGACATTAACTCACCACCAGTCGAAGGTCTTTGGACCGAACCAGAATCGGCAGCAAACACATACTATCAACCTGTATATCCATACAATAATGTCCAACAAACAGAAGCTGGACATAAATTTGAGATGGATGACACACCAACAAGAGAACGTGTCTGTCTATCACACAGAACGGGGACATTTATCGAAATGCATCCCAATGGAGATGAGGTTCACAAGGTTTACGGAAACGGTTTCACAATTATCGTTTCAAACAAAAATATATTGATTGGTGGTGATTGTAACATACAAATAGAAGGTAATTGCAACCTAAATGTTACAAAGGACATGAACGTTCAGGTCGGTGGAAACTACAATTTGCAAGTCAAAGGTGAAACCAATATCAGGTCTGTTGGTGATATTGATATTTTGGGTGACAATGACGTTAGGGTAACTGCCGATGAGAATTTTGGTGGAACGATGTATCTCGGTGCAGCAGACCACATATCAATTGCTTCTGATTTGAACGTTGGTGGTGCTATCCACGCAGACGTAATAAGTGCAGAATCTAGGGTTACGGCAGGTAGTGGTGTCTATGCAGGTGATGCCGGATTCACAACTTCAGGTGGTGTTTCTGCTGGATTTCCTAGCCCACTATCACCAGTTGCTGTTCCGGGACAAATAAATGCAATTGGAACAATCAATTCTGTTGTTTCTGTAAATGCACCTTTGATGACCTGTAAATTGGCAGAATTTGGAGTCTTGGATGCAGTTTTGATGGCGGATAAAATAAATTCAGCGATATTTGATACACACATTCATGGAAATGGTAATAATGGAACACCGACAACATCGCCATTTTCAGCATTTGAAGGTTTATAATTAGGAGATAATATGGTAGCAGTGGCAAACGCAGCAGGAATTTGGCATTCATTTGGTTATAATTTTGATGATCCAAACGGACACATCCAAG